ATTGTTGCTCGTGCTTTAAATAGTCCTGCAGCAAATAAACTTATTAATGAAGGAGCAAAACTGGTTGGGCGGTATCCTAAGAATTTAGCCAATCGCGTTGCAGCGTTTTTAAATCCTAGGATTACTTCAACTACACAGACGTTAGCACAAGATGCACGTTCAGGTTTTGTTGGAACTACAACTGAAGGTCCAGAGGTAGTGCCATTAGTAAAAGGTATTGGCGAATTAGGTTCTGTACTAGGTCCGTACATGCTTAGTCAGGTTAAGCCTGAAGATTTTCCTACAGGATTAAAAAATATGAAAGACGTAGAAGCTGTTGTAGAAACGGCTTCTAACTTTGACGGGGTAACGCCAGAACAACTACAGCGTCTTATTGAAGACTATCTTATTCCAGAAAACACAGAGGAGAACTAAAAAATGGCTGGGGCAGCAAAAGCATTAAGAAAAAGTGTCAAAGAATTACAAAGACGGGCTAGAGTAGGAACACCTGAACTAGAGGATGATGTATCTTCAGCAGCTGCAAGATCGGTAGAAGGTGCTCGTGCTAGGGGTGTAAAAAAGAACATTCCCAATAGAATAAAGGAAGTTAAAAAATTAGAAGAAAGTGATATTCCTCTTGATCAAGAAATAGCAAAATATATGCGTAATGCTATTGCAAAAGATGCTAAAAGAATGGGAGTTGAACTTCCAGATTATAATAAAGGTGGCATGTCTAAGAAACAAAAAAGCTACATGGGCGGTGGCATGGCTAATGGTAAAAAGCACAGCTACGTTGCAGGCGGCTATGTAACCGACATGATGGGTAAAAAGAAAAAGTAGTTAACAGAGGAGAACTAAAAAATGGCCGGTAAACTTAAAAGCATTAATAAAAAGATAGATAGGGCAGTTAGAGATGCTACTAATTATATTAACCAACAAGTAGGTACATCTACTACATTAAGGCCCGGTCAGCAACAGGTAAAATCTGCAACAAAAGCACAAGATGTAACCAAAAATGTAGCTAGAACAAAGTATAGACAAGGGCTTACTGCTGGCGCTACTACTGCTGGCGGTACTACTGCTGTAGTTTCGGACATAAGAAATGATAATGAAAAATTCTCTCCTGCTGAAAAGAGTATGATTGCTGAATACAGAATGGCATTAGAAAAAGGACCAAACCCACCCAGTGACAAAGATATTGAAAAAAAAGTTAAAGCTTTTGAACGTAACTTTATTAAAAAGGGCAAACCAGATGTTAAATTTAATAAAGGCGGCGTGATTAAAAAAGGCTACATGGGTGGTGGCATGGCTAATGGTAAAAAGCATAACTATGTAGCTGGTGGTTATGTAACCGATATGATGGGTAAAAAGAAAAAGTAGTTAAATGGCAGGCCGTAAGCAAATTGGTTTAGCAACATTTCCTAAAAAGTCAAAGGTTCGCCGTAAAGGTCGCCACAACAAAGTAACACCTAAACGAGAAAAGAAAGGTGTCTTTCGACAGTGGCAACCTAAGAAACAAAAGAAAAAGGGAAGGAGAGGGTAATGCCCCTCAAACAAGGTAAAAGCAAAAAAACTGTCAGTAGCAATATCAAAGAGTTGATGGATAGCAAGCCCTCTCCTTCACGCGCTAAAGCAACTAAAACTCTTTCAAAAAAACGTGGCATTTCTCCTAAGAAGGCAAAGCAAACAATTGCAATTGTTATTGCTCTTGAAACTGCACGTAAGCCTAAGCCAATTAAAAAGAAGTCTAGAAAGTCTCGTAAGGCATAATGGAACACTTTGATACAGTTTCCGTAACTGCCGTTGCAGGTGAATTGTCTGCTCATCAGCGAGAGTGTGCAGTAAGATATGAGGCTATGGAAAAACAATTAGATAGTTTAGTTGCTCGTATTAAACGCTTAGAAAACATGATTATGTTGTCTACTTTATCTAGTATTATTGCAGTCATTACCATTTTTTGGACAGTGCTTCAGTAAGATGAAAAAGATTAAAATTGGTGCAATAGATTTTGATATAGAGTTTGTACCATTAAATAGTGAATTGTTTGGTGACTTTTCGTATATAGATAATCGCATACGTATTGAAAAAGATTTATCTGGTCCTCCTTTAGTAGATACTGTTTTACATGAAATGCTTCATGCAATTTGGAAAGCAGGGCAGCTAAAAGATAAAAAAGAAGAAGAAGAAAGAGTTGTTGCAGTTACGGCAACTTACCTAACCCAAATTTTTAGGGACAACCCTCAGTTCCTTACTTGGATAAAAAAGAATTTAAAATAATGTTTATTACGCTGCGCGGTGAGGTTCTTCCTACGGCACAAGCTACTGTTTCATTTAAGTGGGCAGAGTTGGCGTGTAAGTGTGGTTGTCGGACTGCCTATGTTGAGGAAGAGGCACTAGAAAAACTGCAGCAGCTTAGAGACTTTCTTGGTAAACCTATTACGATTAATAGTGCAAGTAGGTGCCCTATTCATAATGCTAAAGTTGGTGGCGCACCTAAAAGTCAACACAGGTCAACTGAAACAAGTCCTTCTACTGCATTTGATATTTCGCTAAGTAATCTTGATAAAGAAGAAGTAATTAGTGCAGCGAAAGCAGTAGGCTTTAAAGGTTTAGGAATAAATTACAAAACTTTTGTTCACGTTGATAACCGAGATACTTTAGCTATATGGTAATTGCATGTTTGATTTAATTGCTTCCGTTTTAACAGGTGGTGCTACTGGTATTCTTGGTAGTGTTATTGGTCAAGCTGGTCGTTTTCTTGAAACTAAACAAAAGTTAAAGAAAATGGCAATCGAGTTTGACCATGAACTTAAGCTACAAGAAATGCAAATTGAGGCTCGCACTGCAGAACTAGAAAATGAGCAGGCAATTGCAGAGGCAGGAGCAATGGCTACAATGAAATCTGCCTCCTATGCTCATGATGCTTCTTATGGTAGTTCTGTAATTGGAAACATTCTACGTTTTGTTAGGCCTATTTTAACATTTATGTTACTGGGTTTTTCTGTATACATTTTTCTGCAAGCATTAGACAACGTAGAAATTAAAAGAGAAATTTCAAATCAAATTATGTTCTTAACTACTACAGCCGTAGCTTGGTGGTTTGGTGATCGGAGTATGAAAAAGTAATGGTTAAACGAGAGTATACCGAAAAACAACAAACTTTTCTTCGTGTATTATTTCACGAAGCTGCAGGCGATTTTAATGAAGCCAAGAGGCTTGCTGGTTACAGTGATAACACATCTGTTGGGGAGGTTATTAAAACATTAAAAGATGAAGTACTTGAACTTACTAAAGAGTATTTGGCTCTTAACGCTCCACGTGCTGCAATGGGTATGGTGGGTGTGCTTCGTGATCCCGGTCAGTTGGGCACTGCAAATTTGCTTAAAGCTGCCACTGAAATCATGGATCGTGTGGGCATTCAAAAAACGGACAAGGTAGAAGTCGCTACGCCTAATGGGATTATGCTACTGCCACCAAAACAATCTAGTGACGAGGAGTAGCTTACCGTACTACGAGTTACCTGATCCTGTAGGACTTCGTGACAGTGATGGTAACTGGATGCAGATTCCAAGAATTAGCAGAACTATTCCTTTTGGTTATGTTCCTAATGATTATGATCCAGACATTCTTGATCCCGTAGTTATTGAACTAGAAGCACTAGATTTAGCAAAACAGTATCTAAAAGAGTATTCATACAGAGAAGTTGCAAGGTGGTTGAGTGACAAAACAGGAAGAACAATTTCCCACGTTGGCCTCCGTAAGCGAGTCAGCACAGAACGAAAAAGAAAAAATAAGGCATCAGCTTACCGTAAGTGGATTGCCACGTATGAAAAAGCCCTCAAGAAGCTTGAAGAACTTGAAAGCAAGCACACAGGCTCAAAAGAAAAAGACGGCGGCAAAGAAGAAGGCAGAGCAACCGCCTAAACCTAAAATTGAAGTTACAGAGAATCCTACTAAAAGTTCTGCTTATGCAGACTACAATGTTATCTTTAAGCCCAATAAAGGGCCGCAGACAGATTTCTTAGCTGCCAGTGAACGTGAAGTTTTATATGGCGGTGCAGCAGGCGGTGGCAAAAGTTATGCCATGCTTGCTGATCCATTAAGGTATTTAGTTCATCCACAGTTTTCTGGACTACTGCTTCGTAAAACTACAGAAGAGTTAAGGGAACTTATTTGGAAATCACAAGAGTTGTATCCAAAGATTATTCCCGGTATTAAGTGGTCAGAAAGAAAAATGCAGTGGACTTCTCCTGCTGGTGGTAGGTTGTGGCTGTCTTATCTTGATAGAGATGAAGATGTACTCCGCTATCAGGGTTTATCTTTTTGTTGGATTGGCTTTGACGAATTAACGCAGTGGGCCACACCATTTGCGTGGGACTATTTAAGGTCAAGGTTGAGGTCTGCTGCATCAGATTTGCCTGTGTATATGAGGGCAACAACAAACCCCGGTGGTTCGGGACACATGTGGGTCAAGAAGTATTTTATTGATCCTTCTCCTTCTAATAAATCTTTTTATGCTACAGATGAGAATGGGCAAACACTTCTGTATCCTAAAGGACATTCTAAAGAAGGTCAACCTCTTTTTAAAAGAAAGTTTATTCCAGCTAAACTTTTTGACAACCCTTATCTTTCTGATAGTGGCGACTATGAAACAATGCTGCTATCGCTACCAGAACACCAACGTAAAAAACTGCTGGAAGGTAACTGGGATGTTTCTGAAGGAGCAGCGTTTCCTGAGTTTAATAGAACAAAGCATGTTGTTTCCTCTTACAAGATTCCTAAGAATTGGCCTAAGTTTAGATCGTGTGACTATGGGTATGGGTCAAAAACAGGTGTGCTTTGGTTTGCACTTGCGCCGGATGGACAATTAGTTATCTACAGAGAGTTATATGTTTCTAAAGTTTTAGCACGTGATCTAGCATATAAAATCTTGCAACTCGAAGAAGAAGATGGTAAGATTATGTATGGTGTGCTAGATAGTTCTTGCTGGCACAA